TTTGGGCTTTTGAGATTTTACTAAACCTTTTTGGATACTTTTCTTTTGGTTTTGCCAACTTTTTTAAATTGCGGCTTTTCAATTGCTGGGCTTTCTTTAACAGGCTTTGGCGCTTCATCAACAACCTCCTGTTTAATAATTGGCTTTGGCTCAACAACAGCTACAGGCTCTGGTGCGTATCTGGCGCGTTTAACCGACTTAACTACTTCATTTATTTTTTGTCTTACCGAAGAACTCATCTTTACTCCCCTTTTTTAAAATTTCTATGGCTTGTTGTCGTATTATTTGCTGTTGACGCTCCAACTCAATAAACTGCTTGTCTACCTCACTAATTTTAGGAAAATCTACAACTTTACCCTCTGTCATTTTGCATGGCATTTATGGCTGCAATGTCTCGTTGCGTTTTAACGCGGTCTTCCGCAATGTCTCGTTGCGTTTGAATACGATCTTCAGCAACTCTAGTCTTGTCCTGCAACGCTGCTTCAGACACATCAATACGTTGCTGATCTACCAACACATCATTGCGTTCCTTTTCACGCTCCAACGCTTGTTTAGACTCAAATTCAGATGTTTTGCGCTGCATATCAGCCGCTTTAAGCTGCAATTCCTGATTGCGAATATCAACCAAAGGATCAGATTCTGGCGGCGGCTCAACAGCCTGCGCCAAACCTTCAGACATATCAGCAATAATAGTAGCCGCTATTTGATCAATTTGCGGTTTTATTTTCTGCATCATTTGCTGCATTTGCTCTTGGTTTTGTTGAATTTCAGGAGGTATACGCTCCATAATTTGTTCTTGCGCCTGACTTTCGGCCAATAAACCAATGTGTTCCTGAATATGCCCCTGTAAAGACATAATTGCATTAGGATTTAACTGCATAGCAGGTGTGGACATAACCGCCATATGGGCTTCTATGTGCGCCTGATGGTCTTGCTCTGGAAACGCCTGCAATGGCTGTCCCATTAATGCATTTTGGTTTTCCTTCGCAGGGTTTAATGGAGGTGGAGGAGGAGGAGGGGGCGGCAAAATGCCATCAATGTTATTCACGCCTAACGCTTCATACATTTTTCGATACGCCTGATACAATCCCTGAGGACCACCATGAATTTCAGGATTAGACTGCACTAGCTGTAATTCACTTTGAGCCAAAGCAATGCGCTGAGACATGGAGAAAATATTAGGATCACTTACAGGAAGAACATCAATTCTTGAATCAAAATCCTGCGCCTTTACTTCTGGGCCAACTTGCTGAGAAACCATGTATGGATATGGCTCAACGTCTTTTGCAAATATTTTCGACAAAAGTTTAAATTCTAACTTCTGTGAATAATGTAAACGCTTGTGAATCGCAGACATAACCTTCGTGCCGCGCTCCATAATAGCCATAGTAGTTCCTACGGGCGTCTCCCCGCCCATCTCAGCCACTTTCATGTCTGCCATTGATGCAAACCTGCGACCAGCATCTACAAGCGTTCCTAGAAGGTTATACAGCGTCCCTGAAGGCTCCTTAAATGGCAAAGGCATTAAAGACGCCTGCAACGTATTGCCAACAACATCAATGTCACGAAACTCTCCGGGCTGTAGTGGATTATCCTCATCACGAATACGAGCGCCACGAGCTTTAAAACCAGCAGGCAAGTTAGCCAAAGTTCCAGCATCAATTAACTGACGTAAAATAGACGTTGAGGCCATAGCCAAACCGCCAATCATGTGCGTTAAACCTAAACCATAAAAACCCAAACCCGGCAAAAACTTATAATGCACAAAATATTTCTCTGCACGTTTCATAGGATCGTTCTCAAGGTAATTACGACGAATAGATAAAATCTCATTCGTGTCTTCAATAATTGTAACAATGTAAGGCAACTTTAAACCCGTAGGCTCACCCTGCGCATCCATGTCCTCAAAGCCATCAATGTCTAAAGATGTGTGAACCTCATAAAGCGTTAAGTCAGTTGAGGAATTAGAAGGATGAACGCCCTGAATGTCATTTATGGACTCCTTTACCTCACTAAAATTATCATTATCCGCCCCATCTTCAGGAACTTCAATATCCATATAAAAACCATTTAGTTGCAACTTGCGAACTTCATTGGAATCCATAGTAATGCGGTGCGTAATACGAGGCGACGATGCTAAATCAGTAGCGCCATAAGGCACAATTAAATCTTCCGCATGAATAAAATTACTAACAGCGCGTTGCTTTAATGGATCACGATAAACCTTTTTAAAAGTTGACCCAATAACAGGAAGATAAAATAACATCTGATCCATCTCTGGATCATACTCCTCCATTTCATAAGTAATCATGTAATTCATATAATCTTTAACGCGCTCGGCTTGCTTAACTAACTCACCACTTTGAGCGCCAACAACTTGCGTTCTAATAGGGCCATTCGCTGGTAAAAGCTCTCTATAAGCCTGCGCTTGAAATTGCGTAACACTTTCTGCCAGTAATGGATGAATAACCCCTGACGATCCTACAAACGGCTCAGTTCGATCCTCAGTTTTCATACCAAGAAATTCCAAGCCCTGCTTGTATGTATCCTCCCAATCTTCACGAGATGCTAAATCATCATCAATAGAACCAACTAAATCAGATGCAATGCGCCCTAAACTACCCTCTTCAATAAATTCAGCTAAATTGGCGTCAAAAGCAACTGGCTCCTGCACCTCTGAAGGGTCATCGTATTCTCCAACAACGGCACTGCCATCATTAAACTCAAACACGCCGGGATTTTCAGGCAATGCAGGCAATTCAGCCATAATACCATTCTCAGGAACCATTGGCATTTCAGGTATTCCACCCGCGCCAGAATCACGATCTATAAAAGCCATTAAAAACTCCTGTTAGGGTGTTGAGGCAAAAAAGCTCTACCAACAAAGTTAGGAACCGCTGATACATCGTGTCGGGAGGAACATTCAACACCAGCTTAATCCGCCTCAACCTCTTCAGTTATTACAGCCCCGCAAGTGGGACACGTAATATCAAACTCTTCTTCAACATCTTCATCAACTACATCTTCAACAACAATAGGATCGTCCTCATCCATGTCGCCATAAGGTAGCTGAACATCTATGGTAATTCTTGGCATTACTTTACACCACGAAATATCGTGCCGCGTAACGCCGCGCCACCGCCACGAGAATGACCGCTTTCAGTGCCGCCGCTCATAGGCGCATCCTCAAGCTGCCTATAATGCTCCTGCATAACGCCATCAACCTCAACACTACCCCCCTTGTTTAAATAACCCATCTTTTTGCGAACCTTCTTAGGTAGTTTTTTCAAACCAACCTGACTTTTACTAAGACTCTTCATTATTTTACTCCTTTAGTAATATTCTCTACGCTGCCTATAAGCGTGTTCGCCATCGTCATTTTCATCCAAACGAGTGGCAATAAAACCACCCTGCCTAAATCTCAGTATAGCCTGTGTCATCGAATCCGCCAAGTCATCATGTTCACCATTGGGAAAAGCAGCGCACTCCTCCATAACCTCATCCGCAAATTGCGACTCTGGACACCAAACAATGCCACTCTCAAATACAGGAGCGCACGAATGCATGCGAGTAAACTTATCCGCGCCACGACTAGGCGTAAACGGTGTTACAGGTATTCCCATGCGCCGTAATTCCTGCGTTAAAGGCATTCCAGAACCCTTCTGTTCAATTAATACCATATCAGGCTCATATAAACCATACATTTCGTTTGCCTGATCTTTTAACTCTGGAAATTCCCAACGTCCCTTAATGGCATCCAGTAATATTATATGATCCTCATTACTGTTAGGCTCATTAAAAATACCCCAAGTTGTAATAGCACTATAATCAGCACGGTCGCCCTTGCTAAACGCTGTGTCATAACTCTGAATAATATAACTGCATGGCGGCGGATCATCTTTCTCCCACCTCTGCCACCACTCGCGCTTAATAATAGCGCCCTCTTCAGCAGTGGGGTTCTGCATGTATTGCGCATTCCACTTGGCAACAGGAATAGACGCCTTAACCCCCTCTAATTCATCTAAACTCCAATACTCAGGCCATAACGAATCACCAGATGGCATAATGGCTGGAAACTCAACAATGTCCCACTTGTCAGCGTTCTTCTCACCCTGCTTGGATAAAACCTTCGCAGTTAAATCACGAATGCTCCAACGAGTCATAACAATAATAATCGCACCGCCCGGTTGTAAACGCTGACGTGGACCAGATGTGTACCACTCGTAAATATTATCCA